GGTGGTATTAGAACATACACTACCTCTGGTGGCAATCCTAGACAGACTTATATTAAATGTCGTAAGACAAGTCTGCCCGCTGCCGTTGGTGAACTGGACAAAGAATACTACGATAACAGGACTTGATAGATGAAATCGTTTAAAGAGCATAGAGCAAAAGAGATTGATACATTCTGCGAAGAGTGTAACATCTATGATGACTTAGTTGTAGAAGCGGCTGAGTATGAAGGACGTAAAGTGAAACTGAACGACCCATTCAGACTGCCTTCTGGCGACAAGTCTAAGTTTGGCGTCTATGTGAAGAACGATAAAGGCAACGTAGTCAAAGTAAAGTTTGGCGATCCGAATTCAGAGATTAAGCGTGATGACCCAGGTCGCAGAGCCTCTTTCCGTGCAAGACATGGCTGCGATAATCCTGGTCCTAAGTGGAAGGCGAAATACTGGTCATGCTATCAGTGGAGAGCAGGCGCTAAGGTTGATAACTAATAAATATAACAAGCAACATTAAACTTGGAGAAAATAAATGTTCAAACGAGAGATTAAACCATTAGCCGAAGGCATGGTAGATAGCATTTCAAAGTCTATCAACAAACTTCAGTATGTAGAAGAGAAAGCGGATCGCCCTGCGGACCGTGCAGACGGTGACGTAAAGCCTCAAGACATTTCTGGCGAAGAAGAAGTTAAATCAGATGCGTCTGCAAAGAAAGCGCCTGCACGTAAGGGTGACCAAGCGCAAGCAGATGGCATGGAGAAAGTCAAAGAAGAAGTCGAAGTTGAAGAAGCAATGGATCCAGTTAATCCAGTTGCAGTCAAAAAGAAGTTTGACGACCGCAAAGACAAAGACATTGACAACGATGGCGACACAGATTCCTCTGATGAGTATCTGCACAAGCGCCGTAAAGCAATTTCGAAAGCACTTAAATCAAAAAAGCCTAAAGCCTCTGTAGAAGAATCTGCCGAACTAGAGGGGCTTGAAGAGGCCAACATGTCACGTGTTGCTAAAGAACTTGAAGCATATGCACGTAAGAATGGTGGCATCGATAAGATGGACTTCATGAAAGCGGCTATGATGATGAAGAAAGGTCAAACAGCACAACTGAAGAAGTTTGTTGATGACCTAGACACAGAGCCACGTGAAAAGATTCTTTCTTTGATGGACAAAGACGCTGACCGCCGTAAAGAATACAAAGCGGCTCAGAAGAAGATGCGTGAAGAAGTTGAACTTGATGAAAAAGTAAACACTAAGGGAATTCAAAAAGCAGTCGATGATGGTAAGTCTATGGACGCTATTATGACTATGTTTGCTAACAAGCGCACAACTAATACAGACGAAATCCGCAAAGTCGTAAAAGACTACATGTGGAAGAAGCGTATGAAAAAAGAAGAAGTTGAACTAGACGAAGCGGCACCTAAGATTAGCAAAGGCACTTCTAAAGGTTCTATCATGGCACGAGGCATTCGTGGCAAAGGGATGAAGAAATTTGACGTTGACGTAAAAGTAGACAATGGCAAATTCTCTTTCCGCATTACAGATGAAAGTGGCAAGTTCCAGACTGTTGATATTAAACAAGCAGCCAGAATGCTTGGTGAACAAGTCGTATGGGATTTAACACAAGAAGCGAAAGACCTTGACGAAGCAAAGAACTATGAGATTAAAGGTGGCAAAGTTCACATCTCAAAGGCTAACTTCCGCAAAGTTCACAAAGATTACAAGAATGCAACAAAGGGTAAAGAGCGCATGATGGCTCTTGATCCAAAGACTGGTGGAACTACTTCATTCGAAGTTGTGTTCACTGAAGCAAAGTCAGACTATACAATTTATCACAAGACGTTTTCTTCCGCTGTTCAACACGCAGAGGAAGTTGCGAAGAAACGAGGCTTTGAAGTAGACTCAGACGAGTGGGATCGCAAGGTCGCTATGGGGCCACGTAAGCCAGGTAAAGGTAAGACTAACTCTTACATCATCGGGCTAATGAAGGGTGGTAAACCTACACGCAAGAAATTGCATATGCAGGTTTACTATGATGAAGGACGTTACGAGTTAAACATGTATATTGACTAAGGAGACTATTATGTTTGGTTGGATTAAATCATTGTTTGGTATTGGTAAAGAAGTTGAAGTGCAAGAAGTGCAAGCAAAAACAGTTGCTATTACAGAAAGCAACCAAAAAGCGTTGCCACAAAAGCCTAAGCCTGCGCCTAAGAAGAAAGCAGAGCCTAAGCCTAAGCAGCCAGACTTCAACAAAATGACTAAAGCGGAATTAGAAACATGGGCCAAAGAGAATATTGGCATTGATGTTGATAAGAGACGCAAAAAAGATTTTATTATTGAGACCATCAAAACTAAACTAAAGGAGAAGTAAAATGGCACTATGGGGCGATACAGACACCGATGCAGATATCCCAAAATATCTGACTGCGGCAGACAATGCAAAGGCATACTTCATTGACACAACTGAAGCGGCTGTAGCATCTAACCGTGAAAAGGGTCTAAAAACAACTGGCTGGAATCTATACGAAGAGTATGGTTCAGGTCGTAAGCGTGTAGAAGTTCTAGTAGCAATGACACGCACATCAGTCGAAGCAGGTGACGACGGCACAACCGGCAACACTGCTATTGAAGACGCAACTGTTGCTGATTCTTAAGACACTAAATACAAGTGTATACAGTGAGGGGCTACGGTCCCTCACTCAATAATTATAAAATATTACGGTGATTGAATTATGGTATTGAACGAAGACACGTTTACAATATATGCAGCCAAGCATTATGATATGAAAAAGGCTGCAAGTGTGGACGAATTCTATGATGATTTAAAAAGGTTTCAATACCTCAAGCGTCTATTCAAGCGTTATGAAGAGACAGAAGAGTTAAAGATCAGGCTTATTTTAAATCATTTGATTGTGATATATAACTGCTTTGGCGCACCAGCAACGCCTATGCTGTTTATGAGACTAGAAGAATACCATAAGTATTTAACACCATTTATATTATTATTAAACTATTTGCCTGAACGTATTTCGTATGGCGAAAAAGAAATCATTAGTTCAGATATACCACTGGACAGTAAGATAATAGAAGAACTTAGGAAAATCTGATGATTGTTGATTTATTTTTAGTATACCAATTTATCAAGCGCCTTGCTACTCCTTTTGAGAAGTGGGATGCTTATGAGTTGGGTATCATCGACAAAGATGGCAACATTCTGAAGAAACGTAAAGAACTTCGCACTGTCAAAGAGCGTTCCGCATGGGGTAAATTTGATGTGATGATTTCAAAACTGAAGAAGTTGCTTGCAAAAGTGCCTGGTGGTAATACACGCCTGGGTTCATATGCAGCCGCACTTTGGTTGATTAAAGAACACACAGAGCGAGATGCAGAAACACTCACAGAACAACAACTCGAGGAGAGTTTTGCGCCTTATCTAGAATATGTGCAGTCACGTGATACAAAAGATATCAATGAACTCTTTGAAGAAGTCATGAGTGCGGCACCTGTCAATTCAGCAGGCAGTGGTGCAATCGCAGGAATCGGTGTAGGCAAAGATGGAGAACCTGGGCTAACTAAAGCACAGCAACGTAAACATAAGAAACGCACCAAGCCAATGAAAAGGTTACGTGACGTTATCAACACCACTACCTGAGAGACATTATGGCGGATCAAGATTTTTCAACAATGAAGACAGATGTAGAAATATTAAAGAAAGATGTTTCTAACATACAAGGTCTTCTCGGCAGACTAGACACAGCAATAGACAAGATTGCGGATGCGACTGGTGGTATCTCTAAGATACTGGCAGTGCATGACCAAGCACTTGAACGTGTGCAGGACGATATAGAAGAGCGTAAGCGTTTGGCAGAGAAAGAGAATGAACTTCTCCATCAACGTATCTCTGATATGAAAGAAGAGAGTGCAACTCACCACAGAGAGAACCACAAAGCGGTGATGAGCAAACTTGATGACATGAGCAACGAAGTCAAAGATGAGTTGAAAGAAGTCAAAGAACGTGTTACAATACTTGAGCGTTGGAAGTGGTGGGTCATGGGTGGTTCATGGGCTATCGGTTTCATTATCGCTACCATTCTGCAAGCAGGTGGAATAGTTCAACTTTTTACAAATTAAGTCTTGACTCAGACCACACTCCTGTGTATAATGACTATTAAGGGTCATTGAAATAATATGGAGTTACATTATGAATCTTGTGGATCTGAAGTATTCAGGTATCTTATCTACAAGACTGGAAAGATATTCAGTCAAATCTAATACACCATACAGGGCAAATTGTAGATGTCCGATATGTGGTGATTCCCAAAAAAGCAAATCGAAAGCAAGGGGTTGGATCCTAGAGAAGGACAACTCTGCTATATACTATTGTCATAATTGTGGTGCTTCACTGTCCCTAAGAAACTTTTTAAAGACTGTTGATGCTAACCTCTATAATGAGTATATAGTAGACATTGCTCTTGAGAAAGGCTATAAGACTAGAGAACAACATGTAGTGAAACCTCTTGAGACACTTACTAAAAGTAGACCAAAGTTCACTAAAAAGGGTAGTCCACTACTCAAAATAAAAAAGGTTTCTAGCCTAAATTTTTCTCATCCAGTGAAGAAATATGTCGAAAAAAGAGGGATCCCGGCATCACGGCAATATAAATTATACTACGCACCTCGTTTTGAGGAATGGACAAATTCTCTAATTCCAGGCAAACTGCCAGAGAAGCACGTCAAACCTCGATTGGTGCTACCATTTATTGACAAACAAGGCAACGTCTTTGGTTATCAAGGTCGTGCCTTTGACAAAGAGAGCATACGTTATATTACGATTATGCTTGATGAGTCAATGCCCAAAATCTTCGGTTTAGACACCGTTGATTTTTCAAAGAAGTATTACGTGGTCGAAGGACCAATCGACAGTCTGTTTATTGACAACGCAGTTGCTATGGCAGGCGCAGACGGTAATATTTCTGGGCTAGAGCATGTAAATAATGCGATATTTGTTTTTGACAACGAGCCACGCAACGCTGAAATCGTAAGGCGTATGGAAAAGGTTTTAGACAAAGGACAAAAACTTTGTATCTGGCCAAAGAATGTTGTTGACAAAGACATAAATGATATGATACTATCTGGAATTAAGCCCGTTGATCTTCAAATGATGATCGACATGAATACTTATTCTGGTCTTGAAGGCAAACTACAACTGAGTTATTGGAGAAAATGTTAATGAAAGTAAGATTGATTGGCTATACACAACCCGTGAATATGATCGGTATTGATGATGTGCAAGACCTGATTGCATATGCAGCCCGTGTATCAAATCCCACAAATCAAATGAATAACGAAACAAGTGAAAGGCTTCTCAACTACTTAATCAAACACAAACATTGGTCTCCATTCGAGATGGCGTCTGCTACTATGGAAGTAGAGACAACACGTGATATCGCCCGACAGTT